CCTTGAACTCCTTGTTCTCCTTTTTGACCTTTCTCACCGACTTCACCTTTCTGTCCCTTGACTCCATCTCCATCAAGACCTTTCTGTCCCTTGTCTCCCTTTATACCTTGTTCTCCCTGGTCTCCCTTTTGCCCTTTAGAACCGATCTCACCCTTTTGACCTTTTTCTCCTTGAGCACCCTTTTGGCCTTTAGAACCAACAAGTTGTTCTACGGCCCCATTATTAATGTCAATAGATATAGGACTGGGTTGAGTAATAGTTATTACGTCACCAGGTTGGTCCGTTACAATAATTTCAATAGGCCCAGTATCTGACATAGTTTAGTTTACGATGTTTTGTTGTACAGTAAATGTTCCGAAAAACCAAGTTTCTTTTTCTGAAGTAGCAGTTAATGTGAACTCAACGCCATACACATACGTTCCTGCATCGACAGTCATGTTAGCATCTGTTATAGTTATCGTGAGCAAACCTGCATCAGTTCCAGCAATTGTGATGCTACTATTAGGAATAACAATAGGACCATTGTCATATTGTCTTACTTGCATCTCATAAGTATAAGCCGTCAGGTCAATCGCAGTTCCATTCGAGTCTTTGACGTTTGCTTTTAAGATGAAAGTGTTTGCGCGACGGCAACAAATATTTAATTGGGTAGCAGCAGAAACGTCCACATTCTTTGGGTTTTCACATCTGCAAGAAGAAGAATTACAAGTACAAGCCATGGTACAAATTTACTCGTTTAATAATACGTCTAGGAGGTCGTCGGTCTCTTCAGATAATTCATCTCGCTCGCCTTTTCGTTGAGAGATTAATTTAGATTGCTCGACGGCTGACAATTTGATTCTTTCATCTTTTCTAGCCTCTTTAACTGCTTCTAAATTTTCTCTGCCAGCAGTTTCAATCTGTTGTTGCTGAACAGAATACTCTCCTCGTAGTTTTGCAAGTTCCATCTCGTAAAGATGTTCTACCTCCATTACTTTTAGTTTGACTTCCGCATCAATGGAAGCCTTTTTAATATCAAGGTCTAACTCGACCTGTTTCTTTTGGATCTCTGCCTGCGCTGCCGCTTGAGTAGATTGAATGTTTGACTGCGCTGTCATTTGCGCCTGCATCTGTTGCTCTTGCATTTTAGAATCTCTTCTCTTGGCAATTCGAACAGACATCAATCTTTCTGCTTGGTCTGGATCTTTTAATTGTCTTATTGCTTGTATGTCTGTTAAGTCTAACTGACCGCTCTGCAATGCTACATTTAAACTTTGCTCTAGGTACGCTCGGTCGGCATCAGCCATTTCAGTAATAACTTTTACTCCAAAATTATACATTGATAACTTCTTAAAAGAAGAAAGAACCGCCATATTGGTTTCACCAATGGCGTTCTCATACATTTTATAAAGAACACTTTTGTCTGGAATAATTTGAACACACTTCACAATATCTTCAACCACTCTTCTAAATAAAACCATTGCAGCGTTTTGAATGTCATATAGTGCGTTATTGCCTGCGGCCAATGCTTGCTGTTGAACGCCCACTAAGACATCTCCTTTAGGAGAGGAGCCGTCCATAACTTCATTGATTCCTGTTGCATCTCTAATCATTGCTAAATAATGATTATAAATATTTACTAACTCGGATATGTTTCTTATTTGATTACCGATCTCTCTTACCGGAGGATTTTGAAATCCACCTTCCGGGTTTTTAGATCTATAATAAAAAACACCAGTCTGTTCGTATATGTCTTGAATCTCTAAAGGTTGAAGTTCTCCCCCTCTTCCTAACTGAACATTCTCCAATCCTTCTATATCTATAACCAAACCATCTGGTTTTGCTTTAGCAATTGACTGTTGAATTTTTAGATGAGTAATCTGAAGCATGTCAGCAAAACCTATTACACTGGAAACTAAAGACTTAGGCATCATATCTCGCATGTTTAATGCGATCATCGAATACGAAAGTCTTGCTTTAGCAATGTCATATAAATTCTTTGGGACATTTTTCTTTTGACCGTAATCATACAAATAATCAGTACCTAGCACATACTTCCCACCATAAACGGTTTCGTTATTCATAAACACTGGTTTGCGATCATACACAGACTCTCTTGGTGCTTCATAACTATTTCCCTTATAGTAAAAACCAGCATTTCCAAAACGAGACTCTTTATTTTCATAGACCATGCTATCCACAGACTTATACTCAAATTCTAAAATTTGAACAGAGAACTCATCGTATCCATATCTGTTTTGATTTGCAGCATTGTCATACCAGGTGCTCATAAAAGCATTAGGGTCGTTACCATACTTGTTCATTACAGTTTTTGCTATCTCTTTATACTGAGCCTCAGTAAATTGACTGCCAGCGGTTCTTTTTAATTCAGAGATACTAATTCTTTTAATGTCTCCAGCATAAACAAGATCGTCTAAGTTTGGATCAGTAGTGTAAGAGTGTAAAAAATATGCTGGATCAACATAATTAGTTTTAATACCATAGTTAGGATCATTCTCTCTTTTAACTACGGCTACTCCGCAAGTAACTAAGTCCTCTACAGAGCGACGAAAAATCTTTTCATCAAAATCGTTCCAGGTTAAAGTAAGTTGAGCCGCAAGTTGTGCGGAAACCTCAGCGTCTGTTTTTACATTGGTGTCTAAGAATATCTCTGTCTCTTCTTTCGTTTGTGGCAAATCATCAGGATCTACATCGGTTTCTAATCCGGATTGTTTGGCATCTCTTAATAAATCAATATTCTCAATACGAACTATTGTTCGTTTTTTCTTAATGTCTTTTTCCGATTGAGATAACGGGTCTACCGCCTCTACCTGGGGGTAGGGCTTTTTCGACAATATTTTATTTACAACAATTTTAGCGAACTTAGGAACAATAGGTACAGGAGTGTAGTCCAATGTTAACAGTGTGCCGTCTCCATTATTTGCATTGATGGAGTTTAATATTTGTCGGTATATCTGTGTGTCTTGAGTTCCGTTTGCATAAGCCCTCGATGTCTCAAATGAATTGAACCTCTTTCCGTAAAGATTGTTAGTGCTGTCGCTTCCCATCCACTGTGCGTAAATGGCCTTTGCCCAAGCAAGTCCGTAAGCCTGCGTGAGTTTTTCTTCGGTTGGTGCTAGAGCATCTGGGAATGTTGAATAACCATTTGCTGGACGACTTTGTGACATAGATCTATAAAAAGATGGTATATAGTTAACTTATGCAAATATAAGTTAAATACTAGCCGTCGAGAGAGGCGGCGATGTAAGTGCCTTTTAATCAATGGCTGTTTGACCCACTTCTTTCTTTGAAAGCACCTTATTTATTTTAATCTGACTCTGGCCCTTATAGGTTTTAGCAAATAGTCTTTGTTTAAGTGAGGTCATAGAATGAGTTGCATTTATCATAATATCTTGAGGATCATCATACTTAGACACACACCATTGTTTGCTTAATGTATATGGAAGTTGTTTCTTTTTTTTAGGATAAAATTTTCTATATCCTACTTCTAATATCATGTAATATATTGGTTCGCTTTTCATCTTAAAATTACTTTACCTGTTCTAAACCACTTCTTATCGTTGTAGTTTGTTTTTACCACTGGCTTTATATTTCCCTGCGCCGCCAGTAACGCAAGACCACTAGAGATCGTTAAGTCAAACTTTGTTCGATCATCAATCCTATAGTTTATCCAATCTTCCAATGTTCTTTGAAAAGGCATACGCCCCATCTCAATAGACTCTTCATTAAGACCTACATGAGAATGTATATACGCTTCTATTGCTTGAGCATGAGCCTGTATTATCTCCTGGGAGTTAGAGGGTATTCCTTTTGTTTTTGTTTTTGATCCAAATCCAGAACCTAAATGTTCAGGCCTATCTAAAAGATAATGATCATAACCTCTTGTCTCAAAGTATCTTGCAATACCGTATTTGTTATTCTCTATCAGAACAGGGTAACCATAGAACTTTGCAGCCATTAATATATCTTCATAGAATATTTTAGCCAAGGGTGGACGGCTAGCATATTCAGCAACAAACATATTTGGAGGAAACTCAGTAGAAAATTTATTGTAGAAATGACAAGCACCTTTAGATCCTCGACCATCTACAGTCGCATCTATATCATAGGAGTCAACACCGGCACAACCTAAGAGTTTGTTTTCGGGCCCGTTCTTATTTCTCATATGATTAGGAGGTAGCCATGCAATCCTCCATCTTCCATTAGGGTCTGGCGCAAAGACTACTTCGGAGTCTTGCTTTCCACCTTTCCAAATAAAATTACCTATAACTATTGGAGATGGATAGAGTTCATCATTATGTTGTATTTGCTCATAGATCTTTTGAACATTAAAGACTGAAGACTTAGCGCTATCTCTAAATGCTTCTTGCTCAGTAAATGGGAACTGTCTTATAACTTCGTTAAGTTCGTAGTTGTCATCAACCAATGCCTTTCTCTCATTCTTTAAAAAAGTCTTAGCCCCTATTGTTATCATATCTCCATCTATTCCTTCTACGGGACTTTCTGGATCGTTTACTACAGGTATACCATATTTATCA